TGACAGGGTTCGCTCGTTGGGTTGATAGCGCAATGTCGAAGACAGTGAATGTACCGAACGATTATCCGTTCGCTAACTTTGCTGACATCTACATGGATGCTTACAAGTCTGGTTATGTTAAGGGTGTTACCACGTATCGTTCAGGTACGATGATGACAGTTCTTGCTGCCAAGGATGAAAAGAACGCAACGAACGAAGATGAAGAAATCATCCTCGACGACGTTAAGCTGCCGGATAGCTCTCCTGCTACCATGAAGACACTGAAGGCTGAAGGCCGTAAGTGGTATCTGACAGTTATTTGGAATGAGCAACAAACCCGCCCATTCGCACTGTTCGTGCATACAAACAGCCACGAGAAGAGCGTGACGGCAAGTGATGCGATTGATCGTCTGGCTGAATTGGCTCGCTCGAAGGGTGTTCCAGAACGTCACATCGAAGGAGCAATGGATAAGATCAATTCTGACACAAATGCCACGAAGATTGCTCGTATGATCAGTCTGAACCTACGGCATGGTGTATTGATCAAGAACATTGTTGCAGCGCTGGATCGTGTGGAAGAAGCATTTGTTGGTTCATTCCTATTCCAGATCAAGAAGTTCTTGGCTACATTTATCAAAGATGGCGAACATGTAACTGGACAGAAATGTGAGAGCTGTGGCTCAACCAACATTATCTTCAGTGAAGGATGTCAGAAGTGTGGCGATTGTGGATCAAGTAAGTGCGGTTGATCTGACAAGATAGGTAGGGTAAAATGCCTGGGTGATTAATATCCCCAGGCATTTTTTATTTGCAGGAAGTGAACATGAGTGAAATACTGAAACCAACATACGAAATATACGTCGACCTGGATGGGGTCATCGTTAACTTTGCTGAACACGCAAAGGAAATTACTGGGATTGATATCGATAACGCCGGTAAAGATGATCGAAACAAATTTTGGAAGCACATTGAACGGCACGTGAAACAAGGAAAACCATTCTTTGCTGCAATGTCTCCAATGGAAGATGCGTACAAGCTGTGGAACTATGTTGCAAAGCACAGCCCGACCATTCTGTCTGCTACTGGCCATATCTTTGGGGCTGGGAAGGAAAAGCAGGAATGGGTGCGTGATCACTTGGGTGCAGGTGTTGCACGAAATGCTATTTTTGTCCGCAATTCACGAGACAAAGCAAAATACGCATCACCTACCAGTATTCTGATTGATGATCGCACCAAATCAATAATTCCTTGGGAAGAAGCTGGTGGTATTGGTATTCTTCACAAGACTGCTGAGTTAACAATCAAACATTTGAAGGAGTTGGGAATATGAGTTACGCTGCTTTTGTGTTGGATAACAATGCACGCCGAGCCTTATTGGATCGCGTCCCACCAAAGTACCCCGATGTGCTTGCGCACCACATTACGGAAAAGTTTGGTATACCTAAACCATCTGATCCAGTCCGCTCGTATGCAGTGCATGCAACGGTTATTGGACATGTCGATGATGGGGCAGGAGTACAGGCTGTTGTTGTTGAAGTGAACGGATCGTCTACTAGGAAGGACGGCTCAACGTATCACATCACTGTATCGATTGATCGATCTGCTGGCCGGAAACCGGTAGACTCCAACCGAGTGATCAAAGAAAAAGGCTGGACAAAAGTCCAGCCTTTTACGATACTTGCTTATTACGACATCCTCGATTAATCATCGTCGTACCATCTACCGCCGCCAGTTTTATGAAAGGAGTCATCGGCTTCTTCTTGACTGGCGGTGTATTCCGCCCACAAAAACAAACTCGAAAACTCTTTACCTTCGAGGCTATCCCACACACTACCATCAGCATCGATGGTGATCCCGTAGAGTGAGTCAAGCTCTTCTACGGAAAGTCCTTCTACGTCATGCATTAACCGAATTGTACTTTGGCGGCTCATTTTTGGCCCAATTGTCCTCTGATGTTGGTAATAAATTCACTATAGCCAGCCTGGAGATCGACAGCATGGCTATCGTAAGCTGATTGTCCGAACTCACGAACGAGTAGGGTGTTGATCATAAAGTCTCGGGGGAGTTTTGCTGGCACTGATGGCTGTTTGCTGTAATACAGTTGAGCCAAATCATGGGTGCTGAGCGAGGCATATGCAAGCCCTCGCATTGAGATACTGTTAGTCATACTGTCCTTTGGAATACTTCGACAGAACATCTTGCAGTTCTGCAACGTACACTTTCTTACGTTTATCTTCAGAAGACAACAGGTCTTCGTAAATTTTCAGTTGCTTTTCGGCTTCTTCAATTCGCTTTTCGTTCTTGATCCGTTCTTCTTCGGTGAAACGATAGATCGGTAGATCGGCGATGTAGTCGAGATAAACGATGCCAAACGTCTGCAATTTGTCTTTCAGCTCGGATCGCGTCTGAATCTTTCTGGCAAGGCTTCCTGCGTTGTTTTTGATCGCCGTACGGATGTCATAATACCGCTGTAGGTCGATCTTCAACAGATCACGAAGCCGCTCATATCGATTTACATACCAACCTAACCGCCAGTCCGTAAAATCACGAACGAATTGAACAGGATCAATTGGCATCACGTGCTTGCCATCGAAACTCAGGATGTTTGGATTTTCGATTTCACGCACAATCAGACCGAGCATCGACAAGATGCTGTTAGCATCTTTATCGCGCAGATAGCCACGACGGAATTTGACCTGAATGTCAATCTTGTTCTTGGAATTGTCGGTGTAATCAACAACAATGTCCTTCTCCATCAGATCTGCAATCTTCTTGATCACAGCTTCGTGTGTTTGACTGTATGGGATCTTGGTGATGGTTAGTGTTGACGTGTCTTGTTGCTGATACGACCCACTGAAGTAATACGCAATGCGACCAGACGTCTGAACATCTTGGTAGTACGATTCGTTAGATAATGGCAAGAATGTTGGGATCGGTGCATCAATCTTCTTTGTGCCTTTCAGGTGGGCCAATTGAATGTTAATCAGGTCGTCCAGCTTACGTGGCAGGATGTTTGTAGCATAACCAACAGCGATACCGCTAGCTGGGTTCAGCAACGCGACTGGCACTAGAGGCAGGAAGTGTACTGGCTCCTCCAGGGTGCCGTCGTAGTTTTCCATCATCGGGATGATCTCAATATCGCGGAATACAACATCCTTCGTGAATGGCGATACCTTCACGGACGTATAACGGCTCGCGCCGTACCCAGTTGGATTGAGTAGAGTACCGAATGCACCGTCACCTGAGAACAGAGGAATATTGTTACCGTATGGTGCCGCCAACGTATTGATTGCACCTTCAGGGCTATCGTGGGGGTGAATCGGCATTGTAGCACCAGCTAAGTTGGCACTTTTCCACTTTTCGCCATTTCGAGCAACCCACAACGTACGGCGCCCACCGGCCTTTAGCCCGTCAGTCGCCGCAGGGATAGCTCGCATCTGCATAACGTACAGTGAGTATTCCCGGCGTTGGTTGTTGATATATTGTGAGCTTTCTGTTTTTCTTTTTGTCATTTCGAGTTCACGTAGTTTCTGGCTCGTTCAAGAACGTCCGTCAGATTGATTGGAGTGTAGTCAATGTGTTCAACGCTAACGTTGATGTTCCACGGATTCGCCAAATTTTGGTGAATGTGTCCATGCACATTAACGCAATTGGATGGAACATTATCCATTGGATAGTGCGTAAACCACAACTGGATATCACCAGCATCATGCACGTAGCACAGGTATCGCTCATCAACATTGTAGTCAATCACTTTCCCGTCGCGTTCCATATCGTGGTTACCAACGATATGGATCTTGTAGCATGGGATACTGTCCAACATACCGTTGATCACCCCGCGACTCTTGAAGCCAATGTCGCCAACGAAGATCAACACATCATCAGGGCCTACGACCCGTTGTGCATTTGCGATGAGTGCGCTGGTCATTTCATCAGTGGTTGTAAACGGACGGCCACATAGCTCAATGGCATTGTTATGCCCTAGGTGTTGGTCACTCCATACCCATACATTGCGGTCAGTGATGTCAATCGCTGTTCCATTCTTGAGCTTAGTTTCCACCTTCTTCCAAAGCTCTGGGTACTTGCCTTTTGGTGTCGTTCTACCATGAAATGTGTCTGGAAGCTCCAGATCCTTGAGGTAGAAGTGACGTAGTGTTTCTGAATTGAGTTTCATCATTCCTTAATCGTCAGCCACTCTTTCCGTGCATCTGCATCGGGTCCAAAGAGTAGCGTGAACGTTTCCTTTAGTTTGCCGTCATCAACAATTGGAATGAACGCATCTGTCTTACCAGACAAAATCATATCCCAATCATCTGGGTGCATTGAGCCCAGACCTTTGTAGTAACGGACTTCGTATCCTTTGTATTTGTCCTTGACCTTCTCGTAGTCAGTGCGACGAGTAAAGTGTAGACGCTGTTTGCCTTTAACGAGGCAAACGTTTGGTGTCGACAACCGATAGACGATCGGTTCGTAATTCGGATCAAGCAACTCTGGCCAGAATTGATAGAACAAGTTGGTCAGTAGCGTGAAAATGTCGTCGCCGTCATAGTCAGCATCGGTTGCGATAACTACACGACCATAGTTCAGATCGCTACGAATCGCCTTCTTGCCTGGAGTCAAACCAATTGCAGTGAGCAAGTTCTTGATCTTACCCATCTTCAGAACTTGCGCTGGTGTACAGCCATGCACGTTATCAATCTTACCAGTCAGCGCGAATGCAGCAGTAGTTTTCGGATCACGTGCTTCACAAATTTGACTCTTAGCTGAATCACCTTCCGTGATCAGCACTTGACATTCGGAACGATTACGACTGGTTGCGTCGAGCAAACCATCGATTGGAGCCGATCGTTTCTTGTCTTTTTCGTGGTCTTCGATTGCCTTCTTGTTGGCACTGCTGTGATAGCGTTCGATTGCATGATTCAGCACTTCTTCGATCCATGCTTTGCCGCTCTTCGATAGATTCTTCCAGCCTTCTTCGATCATGTCAACAAGGTCGATGCGCATGTCTGGACCTGTCAGTCGAGTCTTGGATTGGCTGTCATATTCTGGATTACGAACCTTGAGGCTACCCAAGATTAACAGACCACGTCGAATGTCAGACTTCTCCAGCTTAACCTTGGCCTTCTTGGCCGCGTTCTCTAGATGAGACATCACCTTTGCAGAAAGCGCGTTCATGAATTGTGTGTTACACTTGCCGCCATCAAACAACATCGAACTATTGACCCACGTGAACATTTGCTCATCCGGTTCATCATGCGCGTTGAGGACGATGTAGAACTCACCTTGGACATTCTCGGTGTTGATCTCGAAGTGGAAGTGCTGCTTACCACCAGCTAATTGCGCTACGAGGTCTGCAAGACCTTTCTTGAAGCGATACTTTTGACCGTTATATTCGACTGTAACATCAGGGTTATTGACGGCAATTTCAATTGCCCGGTTCCGGATCAGTTCTTCTGGTAGAGCGATGTCGCCAAATACTTCCGGGTCGAGCTGAAATGCCACTTGAGTGCCAGTATTATGCGTGCACGATGAAACCTTTGGTTTCGAAATCTTTGCCACACCATCGACGAACTTTTGCTGGTACTTTTTACCATTGCGGTGGACCACAACTTCAAATTCAGTACTGCAGTAGTTGGTACATGCTGCACCAACCCCGTTCTGGCCAATAACACCAGACTCCTTTTCCTCTTTGAAATTTCGACCAGAACGAAGACGACTGAGTACCAACTCAGGCACCCACGTCAGCTTACCATGTCGATCGTTCTTTTGCTCAATTGGGATTCCTCGACCGTTGTCAGTAACGATATACTTACCGATATCTGGCTCTGCATCCAACTTGAGCGTCTTGTTGCGAATTGTGATCTGCGTGAATTCGTCCAGGCAGTTATCGACAACCTCGTTGATTGCCTTGTACGCCGCTGGAATAAACTCAACGTCCCGAACCTCCAGCTCATGACTGGTCAGCAGCGGAATGCGGAATACGGTGGGGTGCATGCTTCCCAGATAGATTTGCGTTCGTTGTCGAACGTGGTCACGGTCATCCAAGTCTTGGATGTCTGCACCTGTGTATACTTGATCTTTTGCCATATTATTTTTTTGTTTGGTGGTCAATCAGACCGTTGATATCACGCAATGCGACTTGCATTGCACTGTATATGTTAATGACAGACGGAGATGTGTGTTGACCAAACATTCTGGATGCTTTCTCCATTCTGGTAAGTAACAAATCACGCTGAACTACTAATTCGGGCATGCCCATAGTAGGCCACAAATCTGTACGAATCTGTTTATCGGGTGATGTGTCGTCGTAGCTTACTGCATATGGATTATCATTTTCCATTTGTTATCTCACAATATATTGGTAAGCGAGATTCTGCTTCGAAGCCGGAGCATATATTATCTCGTATTGTTTTAAATGTATACAACTTACCATATTTCATTATCGAATCGTTTACATCTTTGCAGCTACCTATGTCGGGATAACTTACAGACCATCCCAACTTCAATGCTTGTTCAGCTAGTTTATGGCCATCCCCCTGTTTGTCAGGGATGATGACTTTTTGTCGCCGGCTTCGTTGCAGCCACTTGATTTGATTTTGTGACATATGGTGATGAAATACTGCAGTTCCCTGGATGTGATACGCATCGAACCATCCTTCAGTTACATACAGCGGCTCATCAGTAGTCGCAAATATTTGATCGTACCCATACAGCACATTTTCTCGATCTGCCGACGGACTCAAGTATTTCTTTGGGCGGGTATCTGATAGATCACGACCTTGGTAGTACACCAACTTGTCGTCTTTATATACTGGAATAATCAACCGGCCATACCAACGTTTGCAGTCAGGATGATTTGTCAATTCGTTAACGATATAGAATGGATAATCCGTGTGATTAACACCCCGCTTATCACGAAGATACTCAATTGCAAATGAGTTCCACTCATTTCCATCATCTGTCAGTGGAACAGCACACTTGATCATATCGAGCTTCTTTGGCTCGAGACTGGATTGTTGTTCTGACTTTTTCGATGGGGATGGAGCGTCCAGCATTAGGTGGTATAACACCGGTTGCCAATCAGACTCAACGAGTCCAAATGCAGTCAACACTTCCTGCATTTTTTGTGGCATCGATCTATTTTCTGCTGGATCAAATACTGCGGTGTGACCACAGTTGAAGCAGTTGTATCCAACTGCATCTCCCTCAAATTTGAAGCCTGCTCGAGTACCTTTACGACCATGGTCGTTGCAGACTTTACATAAGATGGAGTAAAACCCCCGAGCGTTTGCACGACTCGGGAGTCTAATGTGTTGCCTAATTACATCTTCTAGTGTTACGCGGTCCATAATGAAGCCTTATATATGCTTCATTATACATGAGTTTTCACTCCTCGACAACTTCCTCGTCGACGTCTGCCTTTTTCTTGCGTGGTTTGCGTGCAGGCTTTTCCGCTTCTTCTGCGAGGATTTTCATCATGCGGTCCAGACGTTTGCGGATCTCTTGAGATTGCATCCACAAGTCTTCGCCACGTGAGATACGATTGAATTCATCTTCCGACATGAATGGGATGTAAATCTTCTTCGCTAGTGTGTTGAACCACTTCACGGTAGCATCAAGTTGAGATGTTAGTTCATTGCCCTTACCGAACATACCACCATTGAAGTTGTGGAACATCATCATGCAATTGTCATTGACGACCATCTCATCGCCAGCGAGGAACAGCAACGTACCAAGCGAGTGCGCCATACTTTCAAGTACGGTTACGATTTTCGCTTGACTGTTTTGCATTGCGTTGATGATCTGGACGCCGGTGTCCAGTTGACCGCCAGGAGTGTTGAGGTGGATGTAGATAACATCCGCTGGGGTGGCTACATTGATGCGGTGGATCATATCCACGTATTCTTTAGGCTCGCCAATGCCTTCGCTGATGTAGAAGTGAATCTGTGAAGCGCTGTATGCTTGTTCATACTGAGCATATGGCTTTGGTTTCAACCCCATCATCGGAAAAGCTCGTGGATCGAGCTCTTCGTCTTCGTCTAGTTTGGATGGTTTTGCAAAAGTGGTTTGACTAGCCATGAGGCCCTCCTGTCGGTGTGTTTGATGTATTTACGCACACAAAAAGGAGGGGTTTAGGGGCATTACTGATACTGGTGAATGCAAATACCACCAAGAACGTGTGGTACGATACCATTACGAACGAATGATTTAATCGCCTCCGTGATGGTTTCGCCCGTTACCACATTATCATCAATCAATATAATATGGCGATCGTGCATCTGGGATACATCACCTTTGTGACGAATGTAATCATAATACCGTCTTGAATTACCACCGGCGCTTTGTAGACTCTTTTTCGCCCACTTGTTGTTAGCAACATCTACGCTAGCAGCGAGCTCTTTCTGTTGTCGTTCTAGTGCATCAATGCGTTCGATGATCTCATCAGTCACATCTTCATTGGCGTATAGTCGTTTCAACTCTTGTGCATTCTTTTGGATTTGCAGCTGAGCAGCTCTCACACGATCCGCTGGAGACTGCGAGTCTTCCTGTGCTGGTTCGAACCCACGACTTACTGTTCGAATCATCTTTGATTTTTCAGGGAATGGATGTTTAACAAGCACATCGGATACCGTCGATCCAATCTTTTTTGCAATCGCTTCCGCGAACATCATGGTTAGTGGGGATGATGACGGCATAGGCACTACCAATGGCTTGTACTTGGTTGCTCCCATCCGAAGAATATCGATCGCGCGTTGTTTTGCGTCAGTGCTATGCATGCGATCTTTTGCAACCAGTTTCTTGTTACCAAAGATTAAATTGACGCTGTCGTTGATCATTTGCTCAATTGCACCATCTTGCATTTTATGATCATCGTGTCGCATCTTTACTGCGTGCATTAGACCTTCATTCCCAGCTTGTTGAAGCGTGTGTGATTATATGATAGGGATCTCGTGTGTACCACCTCGAAATTTCATCCCAATCTGCGGCACTTCTTTTCCTGCCGATTTGATTGCTTCAATCTCTTCGTGGGTGAATGTGTAGTCTACATTCTTCCACACAACCCCTAGTTCCTGTGGCATGTTGGACAGGTCGTATGTTTGTGGATTGGCGCGTTCCACCAATATGTCGAGTAGTTTCATAATTGTTCCATTGTAGCGATGTGTTATTTATTCACCACAAAAGAAAAAGCCACCCGAAGGTGGCTTTTTTGATCGTTCTGTTGATAAGTGATCAGCTCCGGCTTGCACCCTTAGGCAGCCATTGCAAAGTATGAGTCGTTTGCAGTTACTATTTTTGCGCCGATTACGTCGGACACCTATCGAGTCGCTCTCCACACTTACATCATGACCCAATCGAAACCAGGACAAGCCCATCAAAACCATTGCATACGTTTGTGAAGATTTCACAGAGCTGCCTTCACCGCCTGCTCTCGGCGCGTATGCTTAGTGGACCTGGGCGGAATCGAACCGCCGTCTTGAATCACTTTCTGAGAGAAAGTTAACGACCATTAGAGTAATTATATATCAGTTATGCATTCGAGACAACAGTTTTATTGATGGCATCCGAAGAGGTGTCGATTGGTTCATTTAAGTCCTCGCGGTACTCTCCGGTAATCACAACATGCGGTACATATCCATCAAAGAATGGTAGCGTTTCTGGATCGATGTCGCCAATGTCGTACGATAGCGTCAGATGTGGACAGTATGATGGGAACGGATACGTAGCGTCGTGTTCCTTCATGAGCTGATTATGGCGATCAGTTAGATGCGGACAATCCAGCATCACCACAAGGCACTTTGTGGTGACATTTTGATCATCGCGGGAATCCCATATCGCTAATCCCACAGGATACGCAACGAGCGGATATGTATACCGCTCGTTGGGCTCATATAGTGGCAAATCGACGTCACTGAACAGCAAAGTCGAATGTAGCTTGTCGGGACGAACCACATTTGGAAGTTTAGCCATTACGCAATAGCGGTAAATCATCTTCCGTGTAGCATGATCGAATTTTACAGCAGCGTATGTACCCACAACTTATCTCCGAATGTATTCAACAAACCGAAGATCATTTGTGTGTTCCGATTTGTATACCTTATTTACTCGGAATAGCTTATTCAGACTGTGTGTTGGGAAGAACCGGTCACACCCATGGGTTGCATTGATCGCTGTAATCAGCACACGATCTGCCCGCGATAACGCTTGTGTGAACACTTGTTCGCCACCGATGTAGAATACCGTCTTTTCGATATCCTCGTCAGACAGTAGGGCGTCAACAGCATACAGATCCGGCACCACTGTTGCATTTGATACATCCGCTTGATTCAGCGTTGATGAGATCACAAAACACTTTCGGTCGGGTAAGACGCTGGTTGCACCTTTCTCTCCAATTTTTTCGTTAATCTCAGCATACGTAGCTTTGCCCATTACGCAGATGTGACCTTTTGTTTGGCTTTGAAACCAACGAAAATCTTCCGGGTAATACCAAGGAATCTTTCCATCCTTCCCAAATCCACCTTCAGCATCAACTGCAGCAATGATGGCATATTTTTGACGAGGTGCTGAATCAATTAGTGCCTGACGTTCTGCAGCGTCGCGCTGCATTTTTGCAATCAGCAGTTGCTGTTCCAATTGTTCAGCTTGAGCTCGGCGCACCGCCTCTTCGTATGCCTTTTGTGCTTCTTCGTTTGTCACAAATTATCCTTGTTTCCTAGTAAACGACTGGGTTATGCCCCAACCATCTCTTTCAGTTGTTCGATACCGATAACTTTGATGCCAATATCACGTGCTTTTTGTGCTTTGCCAGATGTGCTGTCTGGGTTGTCTGCTACGAGGTACGTCGTCTTTGACGATACACCACTGCCCATCTTTCCGCCCATCGCTTCAACCTTGGCTTCGAGTTCTTTGGAACGGAAACCAGTAAACACAAATACAGATCCAGTCAGCTTGCCTTCAATTGGAGCAGCATACTCTTCAATTGTGACATACTCTTCGATCTCCTTGAAGAATGCCTGGAACACTGGATACCCCGCAACGATTTTGCGAGCTGTCTTTGCCTCAAATCCTTCGACCGCAACGATTGCGTCAAAGTTCTGGCATTGTGTCATATCACCCGAGAACGCATCATACAGCTTCTTCATCTTGCGAACGCCAACACCGCGGCCGAATGCTGGGTGTGCACCCATCAGCTTGTACATCGGAACGTTGGTCAGCTTTTCGCGCATGCCCAAGAAAATCTTGCGGCCAATCGACAGAGAGCCAACCAAACTACCGAAATCCTCTTGCGTGAGAGACATGATGGATTCGGGGGTGCGGAAATCACAATCGAAGATTTTTTGCAGATTGCCTTCGCCGAGGTGCGGCACTTCCAGTGTGGCAAAGAAGTCATTCAGGCGTTCGAACATAACTGTTTGGTTACTAGTAATGTCGCCAACCACGAGGTCAACGCCAGTTTCCGTCCACACAGCATCGTCATCGTCCGGCATATCAGCGCCAGTGGGAGATTGCTGTACCACTTCGAGGATGAACGGGATAACATCACCAGAACGGGTGATCTTGATTATAGCACCAGGACCAATCAGGTTATCACGGATGTATTTGGCGTTGAAACCAGTTGCGTTGGTGATGGTAACACCCACCAGATCGACAGGCTTGAACTGGACACGAGGTTTGTAGTAACCATCCTTCGATACATTCCATTCAACCTGCAATACTTCAGTTTCAGCAAGATTGGATGCATCCGCTACCTTGTACTTGACCGCATATGCAGGGTTCAGGGTATCACGTGATGGGTTGATGCGTTGGCGAACGGTAGCTTTGTTGACATCGATAACGATACCATCGATTTCGTAGATGGACATCGAACGGCGAATGTGCAAATAATCCGTGAGGTCATTTTCGGACATTTGACCAAACATGATCTTGGAATGGAATGCAACATCAAATCCCAGTGCCTTCAGTTGGTCAAATTGGGCCTGTTTGTCGATTTCAGAGTCGATGATTTGGTACGCAACCAAATCAATATTGTCGTATACAATTTCCGGATTATCGGATGCATTCATGCATCCAGCCACCATATTGCGAGGATTCTTGTACGGTTTGCCAGAACGCGATTTCACCTTATCCTGCAGGTCACGGAAACGGGTAGGCTGCAGAATAATTTCTGCACGAATGGTGACAACTTCACCATTGGTCGCAATATTTTTTGGGACGTTGTGAATTTTCTTGACATGGCGTGTGATGTCAGCGCCCATGGTACCGTCACCGCGCGAATACGCGATTTGGAGGTCACCGTCGCGACCATAAATTACCATTGCACTCACACCATCCAGCTTATCGGAGGCAACACCTTCATCATTGCTGATGTTGTGTTTGGCTACCCAACGCACATAATCGCCTTGGTAGATTTGGTCGAGTGAACCCATGGTATGTGGGAGCTTGATTTTGCCGCCACGGACATCACTACCAACGCCGGTAAAGTACGGATCCGTTGGGAGCGTACGTTCGGCATATTGCCTGAGGGCGTCATATTCCGCGTCAGAGAGCGGAGATTCATTGTCATTGTGATACAAATCATCACAATGTGTGAGCAACTCGATGATATGGCGAATGTCCAAATCTTCGACGTTGCCCAATACGATCGCGCGTTTAACTTCTTCTGCAAAGTGCATTTTTCTTCCTTGAGTCAGTCGATGCTATCATTATAGCTCAATCTTGATTTGGGGTCAATGGGGCGATCGTCTGTTTTCATCACACTCATTGTTTGTAGATATTGTATTGCTTCGTCTTTGGTTAGGTAACGGTAATGGGGATACTTAGATGATTTTAATTTATATGTGACGTTCCCTGGCGTACATCCAAGAGCTTTTGCAGCTTCTGACACACCAAAGTACAATATACCATCGATACAGATAGGTTTCATTTGTGGGTGTTCTAACTTATCCCAAACAGTCATTGCGGCATGTTTAGCTTTTCGCCGTTCTGCCGCGTTTTGTTTGTATTCATCAGTGTGATGCTTCCCAAAAAATGGGTTTTTTTCGCCAATGCGGTTTCTCCCGTGGTTAGATAGTGTTGCAGATATGGTCTCCGCTTTTTCTTTTCCAAATGTCTGCTCATTGGTTTTTCCTTTGCGAGCAGACCCAATGACGCCCATTACTGACCCATCATGTGAGACTACCATGCGTTCTTTAGCCAGTTGACTTAACTTAGTCTTTACTTCATCTGTGTGGGTTTTTCCGAACATTCCGTTGTGTTCGCCATGCCGCCCATATTTCTCACTTCGTTCCTGTTCCGACATTGCCAATCGTATCTGGTGAATTGATTCGCCTTTTCTTTTTTGTATCTCTTTTTTGTGTGGGTGGTTTGATAGGGTGTCGCCACCTGTAGCTTGTTTACCAATGTTATACAAGCCAGCATTGGATGTAAGGTGTTGTTGCTCTACTAATCTAATGCCGGCCGCATCATCCACAGTTAACTCAACAACAATTTCAAACACAAACGCATCCTGGCCGTATTTGTTGTAACTACGTTGAAGATAAATGTTGTGGTGTTTGTTGTTATGCAGATCGGTAAAATGTCGATCTTTGCGTTGATCTAAATTAGTCGTACTACCAATGTATCGCTGCCCAGTGATAGTGTTGCGTATCTGATATATCCACCCAATCATGTGTTTGGCCCTCCTGTTATATTTATCGTTGAACAGGAGGGCCAACCCGATATCGGGGGTTACACAGCAACAGTAGCCTTAATTGGTGGATGTGACTGATATTCGTTTAGCACAAAGTCACTAAATTCAAAGTCGTTGATATCATCTATTGCGCGAGCAATTGTTAAGGTTGGAGAACTATATGGTGCTCTCGATAGCTGAGTGTCACATTGATCTAAATGGTTTGAATATATGTGCACGTCACCACCAGACCATATAAATTCGCCAGGAATATATCCAGTAATGTGACATAACATATGTAACAATATTGAATATTGTGCTATGTTAAAAGGTACGCCAAGAAATACGTCTGCTGATCTTTGCACTAGTTTCATTGACAACTGCCTAGTGTTTCCTATTGGTCGAGTATACAACTGCCACAACATGTGGCATGGTGGTAGTGCTTGCTTTCCTTGTGAAGGATTGTTTTTTGGTGGAATGCTGGGGTCTGGTAACACTGCTGGATTCCAATATGATACGATCATCCGCCGCGAATCTGGTGTAGTTTTAAGTATATTGATGGTATCGGATAGTTGATCTATCACTCCATTCCAATTACGAAGTTGAGCACCATATACCGGACCTAGGTCGCCTTGATCGTTTGCCCACTCGTTCCAAATACGAACACCATTTTCTATCAAATAGTTGGTGTTAGTGTTTCCGCTGATGTACCATAATAATTCATATATCACACTCGGCCAATGTATTTTTTTTGTGGTCAGTAGTGGAATGGACCCATCTGATACGTCGAAACGCATGGTTGCATCAAAAATACTAATAGTACCAGTCCCTGTTCGATCTTCTTTTCTAACTCCATTAGCTAGCACATATTGCATTAACTTCAGGTATTGTTCATCGTGATACACTGCCATATTTCTCCTCTACGTATTGGTTGAGTTGTTGTATAGAGTTTTCAGCAGACACGTGCAAAATACCGTATCCGCCTTTTGCTTGCCACTGTGGGATATTCAGTTCGCTATCATCAATCAGGATATGCCCTGGGCGAGCGTGTTTCTGCTTATCGACCGCAAATGGGCCAATGTTGAAATTCTTACACAAGTGTGGCCAACGAACGCGGGTCCATTCATACTTGTGCTTCTGGGCATTGGTCAATCGTCCGTACTTTGGGATTGCCGTAAGAATGCCAGGGATTGCGTCATACTCGACACAGACTTCCGTTACCGCTGCGACTAGATCATCTGCATCAGGCAATGCGTCCAAATTCGCATACACATCCGGAAGTTCGGATGTAATGAGACGCCATCGTTCTTTGGCGTCTCCTCCCCCGACCTGATCGAATGGTACTCCAAAGTGTTTGATCATTGCGCCATTGAAATCAGCCAGAACACCATCCATGTCGAGGAAAATGATCATGATGCTGATACCTCAAAAAGTTCAGCTTCTCTGACCCACTTCTTCCAGCCACCAACAATTGGATCAGATGGCGTGATTTCGACCAATTGGTCAACCGACCCGGATTTGAGTTTCTTCTCAGCCACCCGGCCGGTTTTCTTCACTTCAGTGTTATCGTACACGTACGTCTTTTCTTGGTCACTCATGATTTCTCCTCAATTCTAAGATGACGATCTATGTATTCGCGATCTTGAGTGAAGATGGGAATCTCATTGTCCATTACGAACCGAGGACCTGACGAAAGGACATCTGGATTGCCTACGACACAGCTACCTCGTTTCATCCAGGTAGGAATGTCGTTCCAGTTAACGCCTTTTTCCAGCATCATCATATCCTGCACCTGGCTGTTGTTCTTGCCGTGCATTTGCTTTTGTGAAAAGTGGAATCGACCCAACATCTGGACGCTGTTCCGACTAGCATCTTGCTGCCGCCAGATGAAGTAGTTCGTTACATCTTCCTTGGGAAGGTTGTACACACGAGCGTCGAATTGAGCCAAATCCTGGAAACACTCGGGGGTGTAGTATTTGGAGAACGCAAAGTTGAATGCGTTTGATGCCATCGCGCCAAGCAGGGATGTCATCTTTTGCACGTTGTAGTCGAACCATGCCTGTGTTTCAGTGGTGTCCCAATCACGAATCAGCAAACTGATTTCGTCAGATTGAGTATAACCAACAACACAACCTTGAACATGATGTACCAAAGCTGCAGTTGTTGCCATCATCACATCATGCATAACAACACTGAACGGGGTATCGTTCAGAGATGGATCAAGTGATTTGAGGCGACGTACGTAAGTGTGAAAAGCACGACCATCGATGCGTGCTACGACTGGAGTGCGGCGAGTCAGAAAGTGTTTCGGTACGCTTTCATACCGTTTCATTCTCGTTCCCAAACTATCATTTGCATATTTTTGGCTCATGACTCCCCCAATTTGAATGTGTTAATTTGTGACATGATCTGCATAAGCATACACCATTTGCTAGATCGTTGTCAACGATCATTGGGTGGTTGATTACAAAATTGAATTTCTCTTCATCGCTCAAGAATAGCATGTCTTGTGTTATTTGTTTGATTATGGTTGCCACTGGAGTGATGTGGTGAGCATCTAGCCGTTTAGTTGATCCACATTCCGTACAACAGCTATCACGATCGATCACTCGATGGAACCATTTGTATCTTCGTTGTATAGCTGCCTTGATTCGATGATTGAAAGATGTCTTTCCGCCCTTCCATGCGGTTGATTGCTCGCCGATTTTCCCGGTTCGGCTTTTAGACATCTTAGCTCTAGTTTCAGCAGACGCAGATTTACCCCAGTTCGGGTTACGTTCACCCACGATTGATGATCTTTTTGCTATTCCATCATAGTACTGGGGCGATTGACGAATTTCATTTAGAAATTCGGGTTGGTTCTGTGGGCGTTTTGCCGCTCCTGCGGATTTAGAACACGTATTACATATATCCGACCCACCGTGTCGTTTCTTCCGTTGGTTGTGATTCTTTAGCGTTCTAGTGAATATGTTACCGCATTTATCGCA